AATAAACGACCGTAACCATCAATTTGAGTATTAACTCTGTGATTTTTAAAGGTACTCATAACAGCTGCGTTAGCCTTCTGTCCGAATGTAGCATTGTCAACCTGGGCAGCACATGCGTCAATACTTATGTAATCATTATAAGTTGTGGCGGAAAGTGCTGCTCCATTCTTATATTGCGTTCCTGTATTATAAGCAGTCGCAGCAGCTATAATATTAGCAAGTACCTGAGAGTTAATCCTGTTCACCACGTCCACGCGGCCTTTACCCATAATATCAGATTGCAGACGGGCAAAATCCAAAGAAAACTCTTCGGTGAATCCGATCAAAGTCGCTTCCTTTTTATAGGTAGCAGTCTTCAAAGTGTAAGCGTACTGACTCAACGGCTTAGTACCACCTTCAGTAACTGCTGTGGAAGCGCCTGTTTTTGCAACTTCTTCATACCACATAGCCATTAAAGTATCATACCCTGCATTGATAATGTTACACAGGTCAAATACCCATGAACTGTTACGGTATTGGCTTATGATAGCTGAATCACCACCCAGACGAAGCAAAGATGAAGCGTCAATACTTTGAAAAATAGAAGCTGCTGTACCTCCGTTAATCCCGGAAACTGAAGCAACCGGGCCGACTGTTTTCTGAGTTGAATCAAAAGGTTTCATTACGAGATCACCTTTTTCGCCTACGTTAATCATATAGGTTTTATTCCCGGAGCCTCTTTTGTAAACATCCCTCAAAGCATCTTCATCTTCTTTGAGTACCTGGCTGATTGATTTGGTGCCAACTTCGGCGGTATTTACTTTAGCTGCAATTTCCTGTAAAGTAGTACCTTGTTTTTCGGCTATTGTTTTTATTGCGTCAAGAGCCGCTGTGCTTGACGTTTTAAATTCCTCGAAAGTTTCTTTTGAAATCTTTCCCTTTGATGCTTCTTCGGCAAAGCTTTTAGCTTTGGCATCATAAGCATCAAGTTCTTTTTTCATCGCAGAAGCGGCATCACTGCCTACTTTTGTCTGCAACGCTGCTAATTCTTCTTGTGTCATTTTTTAAAATTAAGTTGTAATAAATGTTGTTTCGTTGATTGCGCTCAGTAAATCAAATGTTGACATCTCAGCTCTATTGCTTTGAGGTGAAACATATTGTCCGCAACCAGGACAATTGATATGCCCGTCACTTGCCGATACAAAGAGTGTCGTGCATGAAGGACAAATGATCATTGATTTATTCTGTTTTGTTTCCGTTAAATCAGTGCTTTTCGGCGGCTGGTTTTCAGTGTCCATAGACGGCTGAGATGTACTCAAAACAGGGGTTAGTATATTAGCGCCGAATAACACGGCTGATACTTCAAAAATTTTTGCTTCTATTACGGCCCAGAAATAATTCGTTTCATCTACATCTTCTTTATTAATCACCTGCGGATAATATTTATCCCAGTTCTTTTTTTCAGTAGCATCATCTTCGTTCAGACTATTAAGACAAAGCAGGATCTGAACATATTGAAGCCCGATGCTGTGTTGTTTAATCTGTCCATCTTCATAAAGATTGTAAGTCTTTCCGTCGTAATCTTCACATATTATTGAAGACATTATCAGCGCCTGTGCTTTCTTCACATCACTTTTAAAATTGAACACTGACAGGTCAATATCTTTCGTATAAAGTGATGGATCGCGGCCAATAATATCATCCGTTGACCCGCCGTGATTTTTTAAATGGTAGATTAATTTCTGGCCAGAAGCGCCTACGTCCGCAATAGATTTATTCCAGCTATCTTTAATCATTACATCCATCTGACTGTCACACCACCCGGACATATTGGCGATAATTTCAACTTGAATTTCACTTTCATTGTCTGTCGTGTCATCTTTTCTTTGTGATTTTATCCCCACTTCTTTTGCCGGAATAAATTTTTTATACCCGAATTCCAAATTATCAGAAGTAATAGGCAAAGCTTTCTTCTGAGCAATAAGTTTGCTTTTATTTTTTCTTAAAAAAGAAAATAATTCATCCTGACTTTTAAATTCGGGTATAAGGTTTTTCATTTTTTAATTAATTTTTTTTCTTTAAGAATTTTCTGTTTACAGTCATCAATTTTTTTTACTTCTTCTCTGTCGATTTTTTTTAGTTCTTTCATGGTTGATTATTTGAATTATCAGTATTTTGAGTGTCTCCGACAAGTGGCTGAGGTTGTTTAGCTGATCCAAATATTTTCCCTTCTCTTACCCAGTCATCATAATATTTGTCCCCATCCGGAATTGAATCTTGTTCAGTCAATTCGAGCCACTGGTTAACTGTGATGATATTATTAAACCACTGAATCTGGCAGCCCTGGTTCATATAGAATAATGCCCGTCCAGCAGAAATCATGTCATCTTGCAATACTTTAATGTGACTGTAATCTTTTTGGATGACACACCCATTTTTTTCCGCATTAAAAGCTTCAGAAATTTGTTCATAAATCATTTCGGCAAACGGAATAACAAAATCCTGATAAAGTTGTTTTTTGAATGAGTCGGTCTCTGTTCCATTCATAGAACTTGACTGATTGTTGGCAAGCAATTTATAAGGGTAGTTCAGCGCATCGCAGATAACCATAGTGTCATCTTCGCTCCACTCTGTGAGCATCAGATCCTTGTAAGGAACGCCCATCTGTTGCCATTTGAGCGCAGAATTAGAGATAATAAATTTCCACTGATTCGACTTTATTCCATATCTCATAAAGCTGTTCTGCAAATCTTCTTTATCGTCCGTAGGTACAGCGAGTGTTCCGTTCGGGTCTATTTCGGGCGTTAAGATTCCAAGTGCTCCACGGTAATTAATCAACATTCCTTTAGAATTGTAAATGCCCATGAGGTTTGAGATATTTTGCTGAATAGGCTTGATAGGAGAATTCGGAATAAATAATGTATCAAATCCAGGGGTTATGTCGCGAAGAATAATTACGTCATCAGGACTAAGAATACTTATCTCACTGCCGTAGGTTACTTTTATTGAGCTTATAAATCCTTTTTTTAGATTGTAAAATGTTTGCTTTGAGTACGAAAGCTCACACATATAAGGCGGTATAATCCAAAGCGCAGACGCTTCTTCGTTTGGAAATCCTACAGGCTTAATGGGAAGTATAATACAATAGCCAAAAAGGCGTAAATAAATTGCCGCCTGCGCCTCGAATTGTTTACCATTTTGAAGGGCGTTTGGTTTTTTCAGAAGTGCCTTTATTTTCTTTGCGTAGTCAGTTGTGGCTTCTTTACCTTTGTTATCCATGACAAAGGTTTTTCCATTTACAAAACAATAAGCCTGCTTATTAACAATTGAATAAACAGGAGCGCAACATTCATAAGCCTTCACCACATCACTAAGGCCATTATACGAGAAGTAAACATCTAAGCCCGGGCCGAGTCCGTCAAAAAGCCAACCGTTATTCCCTAACGCTGTTCCCCCACTACGGTAATTCTGTGGTGCAATAATTTCAGCATCAATAACGCCACCCGGCCCAAATCCAAAAAAAGACTTAGCAACGCTTGCGCTTGTTCTTGATATTTTATTTATTAATGTTTTTTCTGACATTTTAGTAAATAAAAAAAGCCGACACTTCGTATGAAGTGCCGGCTTTCGATGAAGCTCTTTTTATGTTAAAATGTTATTTTACTAAATTCATTTGATTTGGTTTCCTGATAAGCTCAAATATTTCTGTTGTCACCCGTTCTACCCTGAAAATATTTCGTTCCCCACAACCAGGACAATCTTTTGATATTATACCCTCTCTCAAATCACCAAAAAATAAAACTTTTCTGCAATTTTTGCAACAATATTTTTTTTCAGTTTCTTTTGTCATTGTAAAAATAATTAATTAATTTGATTTTATTGTTTTCTTGAAAATATATTTTGTTGTTATTTTTTTTTATTCATAAATAACCAAATTAATCTCATCAATCTAAACGGCCAAATGATGCAGTCCAAAACAAACTTAAGAATAATCATTATCAGAGGCGCTTCATAGCCTATTGATTTTTTTGATACTTCAACACTATCCCATGTGAAATTTAAGGCAAAAAAAATGGTTAAGATTATGTAAGCAATTATCATATTTTTTCTGTTACACCTGTTTTTGTTAGAATATTAACTTCTTCGGTAATCTCAAAATCTGAATGCCATGTAGAAACGATTCCGTTTACAAGGTTATAATCCATTCCTTTAGAGGAAAAACATATCTGTTTTACGATTCTTTTTAATTGTTCTGAATCAGTTTTTAGATAAACAATTTGCCCTAATTCGTATTTACTTTCTATAAGTATCATCATATTTTTTTAATTATTCCAATATGTTGAAGATAAGTAGCAATATATCTGGATGGGTCGCAAATATGATTATCGCAATCTTCCGGCTCCTCTAAAATAACTCCGTAACGATCAACTTGCCTGCTGTAATTTTCTTGCTCATACTTCAAGTTAGTGCTTGTATGAGTGTAATAAACTTTTAAATTATTGAGTAAATCTATTCCATCAATTATAGAACCCGATTTTTTCATTGCCGGAACTGCGGGCCAACCTGCACGACGTAATGCGACTATCTTTAAATGACGATTTGAATCACAGATAACAGGATTCTTTTTATCTATGCCGAGTTTATTAAACATGAAAGTTACAATACCCTCATCCTGCGCATTTATTTGCTGAAGTTCAACAGGTGTCAATTTTTCTCTGATTTGATTTTCACTTAAATAATTCAGTTCATGAAGATAAAGTCCACCATCATAATATTTTGCTTCAAGTATTCCCCACGGATCCACCGTTCCCCAGTCCACGCCGATATAAGTTTTCGCATCTAAAGCCCTATATTCATGTTCCGGTATCTCTGTCCATTTGAATATCCTGTTTGGCTTTTCTGCTCTGATTCCCAGCCCGTAAACCATCCAGTTAAATTCGTTGGCGCTATTCTTTAGTTCGTTCTCCCTGCATCTGCTTAATTCTTTAATCTGCCTTTCTGAAAGACAAAGTTTATTTTCTTCGATATTATATTCCCTGGCTAATTGCTCTGTTAACAATCCGCTTACTACAATATCACTAAATTTTATAGGCTGATAACTTAATATTTTTATCCTTTGTTCGTCCGGGCAAAATGGATTATCTTTAAATGTCGAATGAATTACTAAAGCTCTTTTATCTTTCTTAATATCTTCTATCCAATGCGCTTTCTTTGGATTCCAATCTATAAAAATAAAGTCTGATGTTCTTTGATCTATCTGATCGAAGGTGTCTCTACTCACCTTATAGGGTTCATTAAACCAAGCCGCATCCTGCGTTAACCCGTGTACAGTTTCTTCGTCGTCAGTGCCATGAATTTCAAAAGTTGAACCTGTTGTATAAGTAAAAATGCTTTCTGTTTTATTGAATTCCTGACTGATTTTATATCTATCAGTTTTTTTAAGATGCTTTAAAGTATCATTTAAGATGGTCTTTTTGCAATCCACCTTTGTATCGCGCCAAACGGTCATCCTTTTATTCTTATTTTCTCGGCCATATCTATCATAACAATCAATCATTGAAAATGTTTTACTTGATCTGCTACTGCCTTCATTTATGATATATCTAATTGCTCTTTCTCCGGAATCTGACAAATCAGTTATTGTCGCCCAATTTTTTAATGCTATTCCAGTAACAGGAAGTACGCCGCTTTGTTTTAAAAGTTCCTGAATATCTGCTGGAATTTTATTAAACTTAAGAACATCCAAAAATCTCATTTTAAAGAATTGACAATATCTAAAATTTTATCAACCTGCTTTTCTGAAAGTGGCGCTACATCGTTACCGTCCTTATCTGTATTAGCCACTTTTGTTGGCGCATAATCTCCTTCCATTTTATTGAGTTCAGCATATAGGTCTTTCATTGTTTTTCTCAAATACGCCTTTGTTTCAGCATTCATAATCTTTTTTACTGTTTGCAGTTTGCCGCCCAAGATAACATAATCCTCCAAAATACCACGATCAATATCGGATTGAATCCCGTCAATTTCTTTTTGAATGTGTAGCTGCTTCTCTAATTTCGATTTTAAGCCTGTTTTAGCCGCCTCTACCTTTGTTTCGATATAAACCTTGTCTACTGCTTTGCTTGCCTTTTGTTGCCGTTCCTTTTGCGTATCATTGGCAGTTTTCCAGTGCCTGTCAAATGTTCTTTGGCTGAGTTGCCACTTTTTGCCAATTGTTGCCAATAAGTTGCCACGCTCTTTACCTTGCTCAATCCCTTTTATGATTGCATCTATTATAATTTGTTTCGATGGTTTAGGCATATTTTTCTTTTAAAATCTCTTTAGCTCTCTTTATTTCGTGATCGCAGTCAATCCCAAAAGATACATAAATAGACTGCTTACCATTCAAACAGTCCGCTGCAATTTCGATACTTCTCATTTCATCCTTACTGATGCCAAAAAAGAATTTGCGTGCCATACTAAATGCTCTCTTCCAGTTTTCAGATAGTATGTGGTCTTTAATTTTCTGTTTCATCTTCTATATCTTGTAAATATGATAAATCTAATTCAGGATAATTAGCCTTTATGTTTTTTGGATTTCCTTTGTAAAAAACTAATACGTTTTGATGTTGTTTACCTACTTTGCGACCTCCCTTCATGTATTTACCTACTCGCATTGCTAAATTACCTACCATTTCTACAATAATTAATTCATTGTACAGTTTAGCACCACAATCAATAAATATTTTCTTAGTATCTGAGATAAAGTCGTAATAAAAGCCTTTACTATCCCTTACATCGCCAACTACAAAAACAGCAAATCTATCTTGTTTTAGCATATCGCAACTTTTTAGGATTATTTGTCTGTATATTTCTAAAAACTGACTGTAACTCATATTAGAAATGTCTTCCTTCATATCCGAATAAACTTCTAAATCAGCATAAGGAGGACAACTAAATATCATATCAGCTTCATAACCGTCTGCTATCTTATCAATGTTTAAACTATCTCCATCAGTCCAAACTGGATATAATTCTGCATCACCTAAAACTTCATTTGCATTAATTCTATTGGATTCAATTTGCTCCTTTCTAAGGTCATTACCAAAATACTCAAATCCTAATTTTGAAGCTACAATACCACGAACAGAGCCACCTGCAAACGGATCTAATATCTTCCCTTTTGGGACATTAAACCACTGATATGATAGTTCGCATAATACAGGGTCGAATATTGAAGTCCCATTACTTATATCGTAGGCGGATTTATATTCGTAATCATAATCTTTTATATTAGCTAATCCCAATGAATTATTTTCTCTTCCTAACTCACTTTTAATACCTAATGATAACCACCAATTCTTTCTATCCTGCCAAATGCCCTGCTTCGTATCTAACACGCTGAAAGGTGGAATTATAAACCTATCGGATAATTTTTTATGTTTCTCAATCACCCCATTATCTTCACTATTTTCCGTTTCCACACCCCATTCCTCACAAACCGCCTCACCTAATTCCGCCTCGATCAATTCAGCATCAAAAACTACGTTCGCTTTCCCTACTGCATTTAGTTGCAAAGCGAGTTCTTTAAATTCTTTTGTCCCGCTTTTCAAGCCTTTCTTCCGTAAGTAAATAGGCTTTGTTCCATCTATGTCAATAATCTGCACATCTTCCATGCCTATATTAACGGCTGTTTCCTGCCTGGCATTCCCTGAGCAGATCACATTATCTTCACTTATTAAACCGGCCTCAACAAATCCATCTTTACGCATAGATTTCTCTAATAAAGACATACCATATTGAGTATGCTTATTGTAATTAGATTCGTCCGGCTTTAATTCCGTAATCTTAGTTATTTCTTTTATTGTACCCATTTTTATTTTTAAGTCCCTTTGTCCGCTTAGGCTCAATCTTGCTATGGCAGGAGTTACAGAGCGTAATTAAATTATTTAATTCATTCGCCTCTTTATGTCTTTCAATACCGAATGTTGCGAATGCTTTTTTATGATGAACATCATGCTGTTTCACCGTTTCCTTTATGCCGCAAATTTGACATTCAAAATTATCTCTTTCTCTTGCTGCATTTCTTTGGTGGTTCCAATCTGAACCATAATACTTTTGATAATCGCCTAACCAATGTTTACTATTTTTACCAGAATAATTTTTAGTCTGATACTTGCCCATGCACGAAGTAGAACAAAAATTATGTTTTTCAATTTGCGCAGGCACTCTGATAATTTCCTTTTTACACCAATCACAATTAATAATCTTGGAGGTTTTTCTGCACTTCCTGCTGCAATAATTCTTTTTTGTTTTCCCTGCCCTGTAATTATGCAATAAAAATCCTTTTTTGCACGTATCACATTCAACCACTACACTTTCGTGTCGTTCTTTTTTATTTTCAACCAACCACTGATCAACCTCATCCTTTAAAAAATAGATTTCGCCATTGTTATCTTTATGAAATGGCAAACCTTTTTTTATAATAAGTTTATAAACAAAATGCCGAGAGTAATTAATATATGCTGCAATAGTTTTAGAATCAAATTTTCTGAATGATTTTTCAATTAATGAATTGCCGAATTCAGAACCGGTATTGAAGTTCTTGTTATCTGGAATTAAATCCGTTAGCTTATTTATTTTACCCATTTACTAATTCTTTATAGTGACTTCGCCTTTCTTTGCTTACCTCGATTTCATCACGCATATTCAGAAAGCCGCTGCGGATAGTCTTGTGGTCTCGACTGAAATATTCACCAACGCTTCTAAACGACATACACAAATCGTTTTTACAAACTACCCATACCAGTTCCCTTGCGATGCAATATTCTTCTTTTTTTGATTTGCCGGTTATTTCGGTCGGAGGTACATTGAGCATTTTTGCAGCTTTTATTACTAAATTCTCTACAATCTGAATTTGGCAATGGTTCACTATTCAAAATTCTTTCATTTTGGGGGAATTACCAATATTATTAGTTTTAAAAGTCTAAGAAACTTAGACTTTTTGGGGTATTTGTTTGTTTAGTGTGTATTTTGGGATGCTTAATCTAACTGAATTTAACTTCACTTCTGCTTTCTTGTAATAATTTTAAATAAATTCCTTTAACGGTTCGATTAAAATTTGTATTTTGCTTTAAATTTCAGGAACATTGCCGGCTTTACCCGGCTTTATTCCGTTGTGATTTGCTTTCGCAGCCGGATTAATTTCCGGCTGTTTCGTTTTCTTCATCCTCCTCTTCCTTCCATTTATTACCCTGCCAAAATTTAAAGCAGAAAGAATAAGAATAAACGTCTTCATAGTATCCTGTGAAGTCTGCGCTTTCCAGTTTTTCCTCCTCTATTTCTAAATTGCCGTTGCAATCGTAATACCCTGCTTCTAATTCTTCATAGCTTTTTATGAGCGCCTGCACTTCTTCTATGTCTTCGCACTCTTTAACTTGCTCTAAATAAAATTCTTTTTCGCTTTCCTGTGATTTATAAAAATAATTATTTCCATTAAAATGCTTTTTGCACCCTTCCTGGTAACTGGCTAAATCGTAAACTTCGGAAAATGTGCTGTGATGCTCTCCGTCTCTGCGCCTTGCCTCGCCAAAGCAGCCATCTATATCATGAATATCTTTCGCAAGTTCTAAAATCTCATTTTCTTTGGCATCTGAAATTAATATGCCTATTGTGCTTCTACCTTCATATAAATCTGACCAATGAGAAGCAAGTTCAACAACAGAAAGTTTAAATCTATCCGCCAGTTCCTTTGGCGTTTGGCACTCTTTTATTTCCGCCTTTAATTCTTGAATTCTTTTTTCTTCTGCTTCTCTCGCCGCTTTTTCTCTCTCAGTTTTTGCCTTTTCTTTATCAAGAAGGAATTTTTCAAAGGCATCAATAAAAGGTTTTTCGTCAAAGTCAAATTTATTTAAAAATTCATGCCTTAACATTCCACCATAGTATGGCGCTGGATCTTTCTCTATCTCTTCACGACTTATGAAGTTTGTGTGATCATGGAAGCCAAAAGTCCCATCCGTCCTTTGAATTACTGCCCACGTTACGCCAGTATTATTTTTATCAATAATCACGCAGGAAAGTAATTTTTTTGCTGTTAATACTTTTTGTGTTGTCATAATATT